GTCTACTGAGGACCGGGTTAGGAAAGATGAAAATAAACGGAAGAAAAAGACAGGAAAGCAACATCAAGCTTCTCATCATCATCAAACGCGTGTAAGGTTGTCCAGCCATCCGAATAGTACCGGATCGAATGGCGATTAATAGCGTAAGCTGCGGCTGGGAGCGACATATCGACATCACGCAAGTGATATCGAGGTCGTTCACCTATATTGGCACGAAAATCATTCTTATGGACAAAGAGCCAGTGTAGCAAGTAAGAGTGAGATCGCCAAAAGCCGTGTAAGTGAGATGTGGAACTATCAGTAGCAAAAACAGAAGCCACAGGATCACTAGGTAGAGCAGGGGTCTGGGATGTTGTGTCATAAAACGCATTGAGCAAGTTGTCAAAAAACTCAAGCGAATCAGACCCGTCGGCCCAATCTACCATGTTTGTACAAATCCAATACCACCAACCTCAAGAACTCCAGATATCTTGACAATAGTAGAGGAGGTGGCAGTCCCCCCTAAAACCTCGTGGTGCGTTACCAATGAAGGAGGCTCACCCCAGACAGGGGCAGGTTTAAGCTGGTTAGCGACACCGTCTGGGAAACGCAAGGGAGCCGGAGTAGAAGTAGCAATGACAGAATGCTGAACTGTCACACTACCAGGCACAGTGGTAACCAAAGCGGGGGTTTGGGGGTAAGTTGAACAAGTGGAAGGAATAATGCAGCAGTGCACATCAATGGAACGAGCAGCTGAAACGGAACCAGAAACTGAAACAGACAAACTGTCGGAAACAATACGCGCAAAAGCTCGACCAGTCAAATATGGGGTCAACCCGTCCAATGAATCGAGCCGATCACAGCGGTGACCGGAAGTGCCAGAACACGTGAGAGCAATATTAAAATTGACACGAGTCGCCTTTAATTCAGAGAGATCCCCAAGTAAGTTGATATCTGACATGGGGAACAAGAGGGCGTGACAAAAGAAAGATAATCAATACGGAAAGAAATGTTGGAATAGTAATAGTGTTCAAAGTAGGTACCAAGGCTGTGAACACTGTGGTGACCAGGAGGAACAAGACCTGAAACTCGTTGGTGAAGATAACAAGCTTGCTGGTAATTCGCAAAATGACAAGTTGTTTCAATTGAGAAGTCACCAAACTTAACGTAAAGGTCTTGTTTATGGAGAAGATCACCAAGAATAGCTGAAAATTGGATTGCAGCAAGGGGGGAAAAGAACATTATGAAACACCTTTGACCCAAGTGTTACTCGGGGGTCGACTGTTCCGCTCAGCAGGGACATTCGCCCCACCGCCGCACATGCAGTCTGTACACAGCCACGCTGACCAAAGCGTGACACGGCAACATGTTTCGGCAAACAGAGGTTGGACGCGGGGATATTCGGAGTGGGATCCCTCAGCTCGAGATTGAGGCGTGCAAAGATCATCGCATGGTGCGCCCTTTCCTCGATCGATGCGGTCACCAATCACATTATCGTAGCCCACACGGGTGATTGGACCATATGCAGTCATTACAACTGGACCTATTTGGCTGTGATGTCAATTTAAAGATCTGAAATCTATGGCAGGATTTATTCTTCTATGCGTAGCGGGCTAGATTATCCTGAAAGCGCGCCCAGAAAAGAGGAAAAGAAGGAAAAAGGAAAAGAGAAGCAGCTAAAACAGAGGAAATGGAAAGCAAATTGGGGACAACTATAGTAGGTCTAAGAAAAAGAACCAAGACACAATCGAGGAAATAGAAGAGAAAAAAGAGGAAAGCAAATCCAAGCTAGAAGCATGCTGATACGGGGGAGGAGCACTAGGGAGAAGCAAAGAGCGGTCGAGGCCAAACCAGTGGACAGCGCAATGCAGAGCGTGACGAGCGGAGGCGAGTCTGGGAGAATCATTACCAAGCCGGCTCGCAGACTCACGGATAGCGTCCCGAATACTGCGCCAGTAATCTGGATCATTGCGACCTTGCTGCAACCCAAACTTGGCCCGCCAATGCACCACGGAAGCATCGAAGGTGATGTCATCACCACCGAAAACCAGACCGCAGAACTCCATCTTGACGCCTTCCTCACGCTTCGGCTGCATTATCCACTGGCTCGGCACAAAACCAGTTGAGCGACGCCACGCACCCAGGGTGACGCTGTCATCCCCACTAACACACACAGGGGTGCGCTTGGGGCAATCGAGACTCGCACCAGTGAGAGCAGCATTACGAGCCGAGTTCAATATCCACGTCCATCGATCACCACTCTCCTGGCGAGGGGAGTGAGGCCCCAGATGGGAATGAGTGTTGAGACGATCATAGCGGAGAGCATCAATGTAAGACTGGGGAAAATGGCACAAATGCATCAGCCAAAGATCGAATTCAAGGAAAACGTGATCCACTCCCGAATCCCAGGCAGTGTAATCATTGCCAGTCATCACACCAGGGCGCCAGTGACGCCGATACCAAGAACTCACATCATCAGGGGAGGCACGGCAGTGCAAGTAAGTGGACGAGTATGCAAATTTCAGAACCTGGGTTTCCAGGTATAGAGCATACGGAGAATCCCGGAAAATGCGACCCAAATGAAAATCGGACACGGTCTGAGAGGGAAAGGCATCACTGCGCCACTTGGCCTTCTTCTTAATATACTGGCCCTTCGGGAAGAGCTTGACAAAATTATAGGGCATGTCAAGATCTTGTTTGTCCACACTCTGCTGCAAAGCTCTCTTGGTCCGCTTAGATGCCCAGCTTGCTAACTTAGCACGAGAACAGTGCTCCATGAGAGCAGGGTTGAAAGCCTCTGAATTCCAAGCATCAACATCAAAGAACTTCGCGAAACCCTTCTTCAAGCTAGCAAGGCGACGGCGGTCAGAGTGAGACAGCGTGCCAGAGTGGGGCCCCACACGAATACGCTTCTGCTGGCCAGCCAGGTCTGTGACGCGATCCGCCCGGGTATGGTGAAGTGCAGCCGGCGCTCCATCAGGGATGTGCTGAAAGCTAGCGGCCCCATCGGGGATGAACATCTCTCGAGCAACATCATCAGTAGGCTCCTCCACATCAAATGCCGGGTCGTGCGTGGCAGTCAAAACAGGGTCCGGAGGAAGCTGATAAGAGGTAGGAACAGCCGACAACAAAGCATCGCCAGGAAGAGCAGTGAGGTGGCGGACAGCATGGGCCACAGTGGTACCGTGGGAGTGAAGAGCTGAGTGACGAGAAAAGGCGGCACTCGGAGCCGAGACAGCCTTGCCAAGCACGGCCCGATGGGTCCGAGCAGTGTAGACATCCGAGGAAGACAAAGGGGAAGACAACCAGGACTCACGCACCCGAGCAGAGACATACGGCCGCCCTCCAACGACAGGATCGGGAGCACCGAGACCAAGAGCTGCTGCAGCTGCAGGCGACAAGCACCGAGACATGTGCGAAAGGACAGCGGACTTGACAAGAGAATCAGGATCCTCCGCCACTGTGAGATGGGCCACGCGACGAGTAGAGGCCACTGTAAGCAGCGCGGCCAAAATCTGACTCTTACACCACACTCCCTCAACGAACAAAGGGTTGGGAAGCATCGGGCCAAGCTTCAAATAGATATTCCCAGTAGCCCTCGTCAGCGCAGTCCATGCAGCATGCTCAGTGGCAGTCGCGGTCAAGCCACCCAGATCAATACACACATCCCCATGAATCGTATGGCCCTGGGCCTCGGTGAAAGTGTCCGCGACCTGACCCCCCATACTCTGAGTCTGAGTGAACCTCGGAGAAACAGCTAGCAAAGGCACATCAGCAGGGGACTGGGATACGAAGATGATTTCACCACGGTGCACAATGCGACCCGGAATGGCTGGAGCAGGCGGCAACCCATACAACTCGGTAATATCGGGCGAAGTTCTCACCACTTGAGTAGCGTAACGAGTTGACATAGCGCCCAACCACTGCGACGTGGAAGGGTGTTTCCGTGAAATGGAGGGAGCCTCCGGAAACACACCCTGGGCCTGGCAAGCATCGAAGGTGAGATAGATGTCCCTGATACCGGGATTGGCGGCGATAAGAAGTGGGATGAAGCTATTCCAACACTGACCGGCATCATCGATGACAATAGTACCGGTCCGTGGCTGAGCCAAAGGCACGCACTCAGTCATGAAATTGCCGGAGAGAAGACCCAAGTTTGGAAAAGCGGTGAGAACATCATTCTTCAAAGACTCCCGAAGATTATGGCCCCAAGTGTGGAACGCCAAAGTAGCTGGCGTAAAGGGGGTGATAGCGTGCTGAGCAGCCAAATCCTGTATGACCTGAAATGTTTTACCCGTACCGTAAGCGCCATGGTACAAGTGCAGGCGAACAGGCTGGTAAGGATAACCAACCCCAGTACTAGCGAACTTGTAAGCTTCCTTCGCCATGACATCAAGCGTGCGAGAGATATCAGTAGCATTCCACTCATGCAGGTTCATAACTGAGGGCCGAGTCTTAATATCAGCGGCAAGACCGCCAGCCAAAGACATGTCAGCAGCAGTAGGGGTATAGAGCACCGTCTCACGCTGCACTGGAATGGCTGGCAAGAGGAAATTGCCAATGCGACCGGCAGGCAGGTGGCGACCGAGAGGGTTGCGCATGGTACCTTGCAACCGGCGATAGACAGTCGCAAATACTTTGGCCGGGATGTTCACTACCTCAGATACCTCAACACCGGGCACGAGCCTGGATGGCCAACCAATCATGTCACCACGGCGAGGCGGAACGGGATTGACAACATCTGCCACACCCTGCAGACTAAGGTGAAAGAAGTTGGGCGAGGTCTCCAGATACGCAGTCATCGAAGGCCAACCAGGAGCGCCAGTGCCAGTGTACATTGGTGGCAGAGTGGGGTCATAACGAGAAGGGGGGGGATTACCACCAGCCCCTCGAGGACAATTGTCATTCAACCCCGCTGCCCGATGAACAGTGTAAGGAATAGCGAAGTGGTTCAAGATCCGTGGCAAATCCTCAGCGGGAACAAGCCCCACAGCGTATGGGCCCCGAGCAGCCATGTCAAGGGAAGCGCAATAAACAGCCCAACACCGAATACCATTAACCCCCAAGACAGCGCCAATGCAATCCCAGACACACATATTGCCAGGGTCCACCTGATTCGGAGGCAGCGCAGTCCGCTCCACAATGTTCACCCACGAACCATAGTCCGGGAAATTTAAGGGGGGCAAGTTGAACCAGCGAAGGGGATCACCAGCAGGAAGAGGAGCAGGAACGGCCAAGACCGGCACAGGGTCGGGAGGAGCTGGTGCAGCATGCAAAAGGT